AGTCACATTAACATTAGCATCGCACTCGCATACGATGTTAGCAGAATCCACAACCCCTGTCGAGCTTATGCCTGTCGGAGCTACTGGAACAATCTGATCTGTAACCGCAGTTATCTGGCCTGTGCCGCCAAAAGATACAAGCCCTGCATCCGTGTTGGCTTGCCCACCCATGCCACTATGGTTTGTACAATAGTAATATAAAGTAGGTGCGCCAGCCGCCACAACTATCTGAGTATATGCCCCAGAAGAGCCGGGGGTTCCGCTGGTTGTCACACCCGTGGTATATGCGCTTCCACCGCCATGACTACCGTCTGATGTTATAGATAGTCTTAAAGGATGACCGCTATTAGAAGCATCAGACTGATCAAACTTATAGGTGTTTCCTTCCACAAGAGTAAGCGTAGGTTGTGCGCTACCACCTATGTTGTACTTATTTCCATACCCTGCATTTACAACAGTAACGGCAAACTCCGTTAAAGGAGAGGCTGGTACAGAAACAGAAGCACCCGCTTCTATCGTGGCTGATTCGACTTGACCTGTTGCTGCCACTCCCGTGACATTTACATTTACCCCAGTACCAACTGTGATGGCTACGGTGCCTACAAAGGTTGAAGCCGCCAGACCTACGTCTGGTATAGAAGCCGCTCCCTCTACCGTTACCGCACCTACAGAACCAGTAGCTGAAATAGGAAATGCTACATCGTTGCCCCACGTACCAGAACCCCACGCTTGTGTAGAGGAGTTCCAGCCAGCAAAGACAACTGTAGCATCAGCCATATTTAAGCAATCCGTATGAGGGCGTTAGACGCATCAGCCGTTGGCATAACGATCTTAAAGTCACCATTGGTTGAGGCCTTGTCAGAGCCAAAGTCCAGAACAACTACTGTATTAGTAGTTCCTGATCCAGCGCCTTCAGTTGTGTTATAGATCAAAGCGCCCCGTGCAGTGATTGTTGCAGACGTAAACGTAAGATCTGCAAAATCTGTAAACGCCGTTGTACCAGATATCGTTGGATCGACGCGAGTTAATGTCCCGCCCCCTGCGCTATATGAACCAGAGTTACTGACCTCGTTAGTCGCAGTGTAGTCCGTAGTCGCCGCTGTAAACGAAGCGCTATTGGTATACAAAGCTAACTTAAAGGTATCACCGCCTGAATTTAAAAAGTTGTGCCCACCCTCAAGAAGCTCTTTTTTAAAAGAGGTACACATAAAGTTTCCGCTGAAAGCCATTTTAAAGTCTCCTTATAAGTTCAGCAAGTTTCGGATGCCCTGCATCTATAAGGGCGTTATACACAGTTGTACGATCACTGCGAATAGCTTGACGCATGTAGTAGGCAACAGTGCGTTCCATTTCTACCTTGTAGGCATTTGCCTGATCTCTAATCGCAGGGTGTGTTGAATCAGATACACTTATCAGTTTACCCACACAGTCCTTTGATATCTCTTCAGGTGTAAACCCACGATTATGGGTTGTTTGTACTCCAACAATAGATTCGCTTTGAGGTACATCTACCTTCACACTAAACATTTATAGCTCCAGCCTTGGTTCGCTGCGATAACTATCGCGCTTCAGTCTACCCTCACCTAAAATCATAAGTCGCTTTAACGCTTCTTGGTACTTTTCTTCATACTGAGCAAGCAAATCAGCATCACCCTTCATGAATATGTAAGCTTCTACAAGAGACCCGTACAACAAAGCAACCTCTGCATTATCACCAAGCCAAGATGTTGATGATGTAACTATAGACGGTGGATCGTAATAATAGTGCAATTGAACTTCATATGCGGCATCTGGGGTTGGGCCTAATATAAAGTTTCCAGAAGAGTTAGTTGATGTGAAGTCACCATCAAACTCAGCGTAATACTTAGGTCTGGAATATGATGTCTTTGATGGATACGCCTCTCTAACAAAATTAACATCTTTGTTGAGAAGGAAGTGATAGTCTCCATCGCCATCTATAACTGCCATAGAAAAGGGTGCCAAGAAGTCTGATGGCCTAGCTATGAACCTAACCTGCTGGGTCATGTTCGCCGTAACATTCTTGCGGAGTTCAGGAATTAACACAGTTCTATGTATTTTTTCTTCTGCCTGACGAACAAACGTAGGGATTTCAGCGACAAAAGTTGTCTCATCATTCTCCGTGTAAGCCTGTATAGCTGCTGTTAATTCTGAATAGTTCATTTGAACTTTCCTTTAGGATATTCTAAACTTGCCACCTTGAGTGGCAGCGCCCATACCACGGCATACCTTGCCACCACTAGCCAAGCCTAGTGCGCTTTTAATGTCTTGCTTAGGCTCCGTATTGTGATCTCTGGTTCTTCTGCGAACAGATGCTTTTATAATTCTTTTATCTGTACGCCTTTCTTCAGCCATACGTTTTTTCTTCGCCGCTTTTTCAAGGTCTTTTGGTCGTGCTTTCGGTTTAACATCCTCAACGCCCATTTTAACTCTCCTCTTGGTACAGGTTATCGAATATTTTGTTGACATCCATAGTATAGTCTAAATCGGATTTTGAATAGTGTATATGTTGAGATGGCTTGAAGTCTGGGGCACCAGTACCAGTCTCAAACCACGCAGGATGAGTAACCCTTACACGATTGTTAGGCAGTGCCACCACATTACCAGTCCATTCCCCAGCGTCTAAAAGCTGCATAACATGGCTTTGCTTATGTTGCGCTGGGTCATCCGCTATCTCACCTTCCGAATAATCAACGGTGAACATATACTTTGCAGGATACATATTCCCATCTATCTTTGCCAACCAAGGACATGGTGTTGCCCTGTCCAAGACGTACACAGCATGGTTGTAGGACGAACAGTCCCAAGGCTGGGCATCATGCACAGCCATAGCAGAAGGCCACTCATTGAGCGGCTCATCGGCTACAAGAGCGGTTATAGGCATTCTCGCCCACATTGCGCCACCATGTACGTTCTCTTCTTCATCTTCATCAGCCTCGCATCCCGTAAAGATAACTTGAAAGCTCAAGCATCTATTTGGCATTGTCGTTACCGCTATTGCCATCGCGTGTAAGAACTCGCCGTGGTATTGTTCATGGTTGTGAGTATACTCACGGCGAACCCAACACTTGAAGTGCGGTATGTTACTTTGCAAATAAGCCAATCTATCCCCCCAAGTTGACTTTACTTTTTAGTCTTACCGCCTTTTGCATAACCTTTTTTCTTCATAGCCCCGCCTTTCGCGTAGCCCTTTTTCTTCATCATCATAGCGCCACCCATTTTCTTTTTAACAGCGCCACCTTTTTTCATTTTGCCTACACCATCAGCCGCAAACGCTGGGACACTCTTCCCATTCTTTTTGACCATAGGCATCTTGCCACCTGACTTCATTGCCACGGGCTTTTTCTTTTTCATTGCGCCGCCAGCCATCTTCTTAGCAACGCCGCCTTTAGCATAGCCTTTTTTCTTCATCGCCATTTTAAACTCCTATGTTGTTTCGACGGTAACAGTTCCAACTTCAGCTTTCATAAACTGAAGCTCGTTCCATACAGGATTCCACCCAAACAATCCGCGACTTTCAGCCAAAGACGTATCAGGCCTTGGATTTCTCAAAGACTGGGGATCGTTTATCTTTACTCTACCCAAAAAGTTTTGTGGTTGGTCTGGGTCAACAACATCACGGCCTACCAAGAATCCAGTCTTAACGCCGTTGTTAAACTCAGGCACAAGATCAGCCAAAGGATACCTGAACCCTGTCTTGTCACAGTAACCAAAAGCGTACTTTCCTCTAGCGTAACTCATCCTGCACCCATCATAAATGTGTTAAACGGGACAAACTTAATTGATGCTGTCTCTTCATCTTCCCCAGCGGCAAGCTGAAACTGGAACTCATACTCTTGTTTTAATCCAGCAGCCATCTGTGGGTTCTTTTTCATGGCAATATAGTAAGCCATACCCGCGACTAAACATGGCACAAAGCGAGGCGGTACAGATGATACTTCTGTGCCTATGCCAGATGACAACCCGTCAATACCCTTTAACCTATGATACGCTATTTGATAGGTCGTTGTGTTATCAGGAACAGGCCACAAGGTTACTTTTGTTTCTGTCGGGAGCCTTTGGACGTAGATTTGGGTCGGCCTACCTTCCGTGTTTTTGTTGGTTTGCTGGGCGTAGGTCGAGACACTGACTCTTTCGAGCGAGGTGTCGATTTGGTTTGTGCCTGTTCCTGTGCGGATTTGGTGTTCGATGATGTCGATTGTATCCGCAGGAAGGGTATACGTTGCCGTACCCGCTGTAACAGCGAGCGTACCCGCTTCAATAGTGAAGAGATTAAGACCACGGTTTTGCCACTCCAATGTTAAAAGGTTTAGACTTCTTCGTGCGGTTTTAAGATCATACCCACTACGCATCTCAAGGCCAGCCCGTTCATAGGCTTCCTCAAAGATCTCTGGCATGTCGGGGGTTACTACAGCCATTATGTCACCACGCTCCTAAACCGTTTGGTTTTCTTTGCAATCTTTTTAGGCTGCTTGGCAACCTGCTTGCCCTTCTTGGTGGCCTCGCGTTTCTTCTTTGTAGTAGCGGCGTACTCCGCAGAGGTCAAAGACTTGATAGCCTTCTCAGGAAGGTATCGCTCGCCTGTAGCCTTGCTTCCTTGCGTCGATGGCTTGCCAGACTTTGTTCGCCACTTCTGCTTTGTCCAAGACTTCAAGCTCTTCTGTGACTTCTTGAGCGCCATTAGCTTTTATAGCCCCCACCTGCTTTTTTATAGGCCTTCGCTAACATTTGGGCTTTCCTCGCCGACCATTGACCCGGCTTGCCGCCCTTGCCACCAGCCTTTATACGATTAAATATCCGCTTTCTTTTTTCTGGTTGAGTGTAATTACCAGCTTCATTAACCCGACTTTTAGATTTCTTCTTTGTTTTGCCACCTTTGCCAAAACGAATAATCTCCAAGTCTTTGGCATCATCACCTGTAGAGGTTCTGTTACCTGTTAGTTGACTGCCCATCTGGGAACGAGAAATAGCCATTTAGCACTTCCACCTTTTCCTAGCTTGGCGCAGTCTGCTATTAGGATCTTTCGCTGCTTTAGGGAACTTCTTCATCTGTCCAGCGGAACGGGCACAGAAAGACTTACGCCGTTTTGCATCCTTACTCCCCTTCTTAACCTTCCCTGTCACGGCGGTTTTTAACTTAGATCCGGGGTTGTCTCTTCGATACTTTGCAACGCCTTTCTTAGTCATACCCGCCCCAGACTTTGTGGGGCGTTTATGTCCACCTTTTATGCTGTGGCCCTTCATAGTTCCCTTTTTCTTTTCCGACATTAAAAAGTGTCTCCATTTTTAATGTAGATAAGCTCGAATGCCGCAGAAATGTCAAAAGTGACAGAGTTGGAGGACGATATTGCTCTTACCTCAATGTCCGACTTCTCTTCTACTTTTATGGGCAATGAAAATCTTTCTTCGACGTGCATACCTGTTGTCAAAGACTTCACATCTTTTGATTGAAACACTTCGCCATACGGCCTCACCACTAAAATAATTTTACAGACCGCTGGAGTGTTAGAAGTCGTCCCGTTAGATATGTCATATTCGAGCAGGTACGCCGTGTATCCCGCAGGGACGGTCCAAAGAGCCATCAAGCTCTGGTTTGATCCTGTTACCCCGTTTACGGAAGCATAGACATTTGCAGGCACACCTGTCGTTACCGTACCTGTTCCCGCATAAATAACACCTGCGTTAGCACCACCAGAACCAGCAGAACGCACAATCATACGGTATATGCGTAAAAATGATTGTGTGGTGTTTACAACGGTTTGTCCGTTTAAAGTAACAAGTTCGTTTATTTCGTTGTAATCAGCGTCTAGCCCAAACAGTTCAACTGTCCTTGCGCCTGTTCCCGCAGAGGTGTCGTCTGTAGAGGAACTAGAAACTTTTAAAACGGTTGCCGCAGTCAGGTAACTATAAAGACCGCCTTCTGCCCATATCGTTTCTAAGCTGTTTTCAACAGTAGTGTTGTTGCCAAACTTAAAAAGCGGATAGTGCCAAGCAATCTGACCGCGAGAAACCTGAAGATCAAACGGCTCGCTAGTACCAATTCTGGATATTGAGCTTATTTCACGAGCCATCTTTACCTCAACCTCAAGACTTTATTCCAGTAATAGAGTTATCACTGACCCCGTGCCAGATAACGCAGATACATATGCACCGTTGTCGGCAAGGATGCCATCATTTGGGAGGTACACATCGTTCCATCCTGCTGGGAGAGTTAGATCCAACAGAGTGTCTCCTGATGCGGAGCCATTCTTAATGGTAAAGGCTGTAATGTTAGTGGCATACACTAAAATGCCCTGTATCCGACTTCGTGAGGGGCCAACGACCCCTGCACTAAACCCTGATGTTGAGACATTAAATGCCCGTATTTCTTGACCAGCCATCTAGGCCTCCTTTAAGCAAGGTTATTATTCTGAGCGTACAGAATAGTAACACGAACTTCACCCGCAGTTGTAGCGGCAGAGTTTGTTACGGTCAGACGTATATCAGCAGAACCTGTATCTTCCCATGCTAATGCTGCACCCGCTTGAGTGGTCGGGTATTTGCGACCTGCGGTTGTTCCAATAGCATAAGTATTAAGGATAGATGTAGCACCGCCTACGGTGTCACCAACGCTCAGATTAGTTGCATC